GCCTCGGTGACGTGATCGAAGCCTACGAAGAAGTCGCCAATCGTCTCGGCGTACCGCTTTAATCGACGCAAGCATCTGATAGCACGGAAAAAAATCGCTTCGGCGCTTTGCATCCACGAATCATGCTGTTATGATGCGCGCCGTTGGAGAGATGCCAGAGTGGCCGAATGGGACGGATTCGAAATCCGTTGTACCTTCACCGGTACCTAGGGTTCGAATCCCTATCTCTCCGCCATTATTGAATACGACTAAGCCCCTGAAATGGTTGAACATTTCAGGGGCTTTTTCGTTGTTGGGGTTTGGTTTAGGACAAATTTAGGGCAAAACTGCGAATGCTGAACTGCTTCTTCTGGCACTTAAGTTACTGATCTGAACGTAGGCACCATTCGTTGAGACTGATACCCAAAGTCAGCATTTCGTTATGTATCTCGACGGTGCCCACAAGTACCTCCTGCACCCAGTAGCTCTTGAACGTTCTTCCTCGATATTCGAAGGCTGCTACTTCAGCTCCCCCTCCCTGATATTCGCCAGTAGCATCTTGGGGCCTCTGGGACGGTTGATGGGAGACGAGTTGGCGATGTTTGATCGTGTTGCTGAAACCCGAGAGATAGCGAAACCAAGGGAGTTTGGTGACGCGCGTTATCTCATTTTTCAGAGGGCTTTGAGGAAGTCCATCCCTCACCTTGCTGATGTTGCAGTGTTCTATGCAGAAGGGCTGAGGCAGAGCTAAGGCATTCACAATCTGAGCAAAGATGTCGAATGCGTTGCGAGTAATATTGATTGCAGCAATTAGGTTCGCTTCGCTGGCAAGTTTTGCATTTTCGAACTCATCATCGGCTCCCATCATCATTGCCCCGGTGAACATTTTTATCCCATCAGGGTCGTGCTCAGCTTGATAAGAGGCGAATGCGTCGCGAGCAAGACACTTGTGATACTGGTAGATAAGCAGGGAGTGGCTCACAGAGTCCACGGTGCTCAACAGCCAGGCCTTGTTGGGTTCGTTGATGCGTATGTGTTCTTTTAGTGCTGCTAAATCCCATTTCCTTGGCATGGTCGTTCCTTTGGTGTTCGTACTGCCAGTTTTTGGACGCCGATCAGAGTAGTGTTCTGAAAATCGACGGGTGTGATGGCATTTTGCGATCTTGCCAGATACCCTAAGCTGATGACAAAGGGGCAGTAAGCATGAAGGCATTTCGCGTAGCGATTCCGCTGTTTTTTTTGTTTGCATGCCTGTTGCTACTGCGCCTGGAGCTCTGGGCATAGCTGATTGCCATACCGTTCGCATGAAGGCTTAAAGGGCGTTGCTGTGGCTGATAGGGGCTAAAGCAGCGACTTGGGATTGGGAATGACAAATGTTCCACCAGCGGTGAATACCGGATAGTTTGTTTGCTATGAGGAGATCTGCCAAATGTCCATCGACGAAGTTGATTTTCGATCTACGCCGCTGCTAACTCTTTGCACATCCGCGACTAATGCGGTCTCTGAGCTACTCAGTTTTCGTGAGTTTGGACTTTTTGATAATGCTACTGCATTAGAATATTCTGAGTACTTCAATGGGGCTGTATTAGTTGCATGTCAGGCGTATGCGGCTGGAGTGGTCTCAGATGTTAATAGAATTAGAAATTTACTTGGTGAGCCTCGACTAAATAAATTTGAGTTGTATAGGCAGGGCTCTTTAGTTGTTAAAGGGTTCACGCAAGTAGAGTTTATCAATGCGTTAGCGAATTTTTTCAAGCATAGGGATGAGTGGGAGTTAAAGTCGGATCCTAGAACTATGAAGGTTTTGAATGCTTTTGATATTTTTGAGACAATGGATTTTCCTCTACATTCAGGGATTCAAAAAATTCTCGGAGAATCAACTGATCTTCGCGGAGTTTTTCGAGTTTTGGAAGAGTGGAGATTTTTTCAATTTGAGGGTTTGCGTGGGTTAGGTAATGTTTAGCTTATCTTGCTGGTGATGGCGATTTAAGATTGAGGTAAGGTGGTTTTTATTTTTTATGTAATTTATTTGTTGAATTTATATGGTGTGAGTTAGATGATTTCAAGTAATAAGTTTTTGTATAGGATCATGAGGTTTGACCATGCTGTGCAGGTTCTGAAAGGATCGCTCTACTTCTCGCATCCATCTCAATGGGAAGATCCTTATGAAACACACGTAAAACATAACTATGATCATGCGATTTTTGCTCAGTGCTGGACGACGGCCAGCATGTCGGATGCGATGTGGAGAATATATTCGCCTAATTTTCTTGGCGTTCGACTTCGTACGAAAGCTGGTAAGCTTGCGAAGGCTATGCAAAGCTATACCGCAAAGAATGAAGGCTTTAAAAGGCGTCTGAAAGAGGTTGAATACCTAGAACAGGCGAGTTATAAGAAGGAAACTACGCAAATTGAGCTACTCATAGCTGATGATGACTATAGCAGTCCTTCATTGGGGGCTGATTTACTATGTATCAAAAGATCTGCGTTTGAGCATGAGAATGAAGTTAGGGCGATTTTGTTTGACTCCAATGCTGAGCGAAAAGAAGGTGGTGTTCTAAAGGGTATTTCTGTTGAGTTCTCTGGTGTCGATTTAATTGACTCTGTACTTCTTGATCCTAGAGCTCCAGACGAACTTTGTAATGCTATGCGTCATTATATTAAGGATGTGTTAGGGTTTTCAGGGGCTGTAGAGAAGTCAAAGCTTTATACTGTCAGAGCTCGTTAGTTAAAAGGGGGGGTGAGTGGTATTTTGCTAAATGCATAAATCTTTATGCGAGGGTGTGGTATCAATTCCATAGCTTAGTTGTGGTTCGCAAATATGTTTTTGAAGAGGTGATGGTTAAGTTTAGGTGCTTTCAGTTGGTACACCTACGGTGTCATACATATTTTATTGGTTTGCGAGTTTTTTAAGACTAGTCAATGCCTAAAACCGAGCATTTTTGAAACGATGCCCGCCATGCTCTTGGTATCTTTTGGAATCCACCTGCCGTAGTGCCTTCTCACCATGGTGGTATCCGCATGACCCAGCTGCCGAGCTACCCATTCGACCGGCACATAGCTCGACAGCATCTGGCTGGCAAACGTATGCCGGCATTGGTTGGCCCCACGATGCCTAACCTCAGCTTTCTTCAAATGAGCCGTAAACCACTTGCTCAAAATTTTCCCGTTCCAAATCAACCCGCTGGCAGAGCTTCGGAACAGAAACCTGACCCTCGCAGGCTTTGTCGTGATGTTGTCCCGCTGTGTGACGCTGATATCGGTGTACGGCACATCGCTGGCCGCTGTCAGGATCTCCCGCATCAATTCCCGAGCGGGATCAATCAGCTCCACCACCCGCACCCTGGAGCGTTCCTTGGGCACCTTGAACTGCCCAACCACCAATGCGCGTCGAACATGAACAGTGCCAGCCTTCAGATCCACATCTTCAACGGCAAGCGCAATCAGCTCGGACAGTGAAAGTCCCGTCCAGCAGTTGAACACGATCATCCTGGCATCGGCCATTCGCTCTGGATCTGCCGCTCCAATCCGCTCTATTTCATCCCGGCTGAAAGGGTCGGCATGTTCGTAATCGGCGTCTGTGCTGACGTTGCTGATTCTCTCCAGCGGATTGGTTTTCAGAATCCCATCACCAAACGCATCAGCCCAAACCCCGCGCACCACGGTAAAAATGTCGTTCACCGTTTTCGGTGCCAGCTTTTGCTTCAATAGCTGAGCCTGGAACAGCTCAATGTCGCTCTTGCTGACGTCGACGATCCGAGACTGTCCAAACTTGTTCTCGACGTGCACAGCCTTGCTCTCGTAGTTGATCACCGTGCTGGCAGCCTTTAGCGCGCGCTGCACCTCCAGCCAACGGTCTATACCTTCTTTCACGGTTCGTTTGGCTGAATGCCCGGCGCTCCCCGAGAGCGTCTTTGCCCTTGGGGAGTTGGGGAAGTGTGCGGCGTAGTCAAAGCGGTTCTCCTTGATCTCTGCAAGGATCGCCCGCCGCTTGTTGTCCGCGTAGGCGATAGAGGCCTTGTTGACCGTTACAACGCCTTCCAGGGGCTCTCGGCAGCGTTGGCCGTGGAGCATGAAGCAGATGCGGAGCTGCTTGCCGTTCAGCTCCACACCCGTTGGCATTTTCCCGCTCATGGCTGGCCTGCCATCCACTTTTCGATTTCGTCACGGTTGTAGACGATTACGTGGGCAGGGTCCCATCGCCAATGTTTGCCTTCCAGCCAAATACCCCTAGAGCGGTATTTGCGGACCGCTTCGGTGCTCAGGCCAAAAACGGGGAAAAGCAGGTCTTGGCGAAACCAGGTTCCCGGTGTGACGCTGATCTCCAATTTCTCGGCGGTGTTCATGCTGTCGCCTCCTTAGCCTCCGGGCCATGGCCCGCCGTGCGGCTGGCATAGCTCGCGTCGCTCAACTCTTCGTAGAGGCCTTCTGTTTCGTCGATGCTGATCCAGCGTGCCATAAGGCCCATCTCAATCTGCCCGTAGACGATCCAGTAATTGACCTGACGCATTTTCTTGTCGCCCAGGCGCACTTCGTTGATACGCCAGCGCAGATGGCTCAGGAAGCGCTCGTGGATTTGCTCGGGCGGCAGCAATTGCACGAGATCATTCTGTGCGCTGGTGGCGACAGCTTCGGATTTAATCTGTGAGTGAGACATTTCGCTCTCCTCATGTAGTCAGGGTTGGCGATGGGCGATCTACGGGCGTGCCCATAGCATCCAAATAGTCAGCGAGGTCATGCAGATAGATCACCGGTGCAGACCTGATCGAGCCATGCAACCGCGTGTATCTGATCGGGATATGACCCACATTGATTTCGTGGAGCATGTATCTGTCTGTCTTGATGTGCGGAAAGTACCGCTGACGCACAGCCGACAGCGTGGGGCAGGGTGTGCTCCATTCACGGCGGAGTTGGTCGAGGGTTGAGTTCATGTGATTACCTCCCGTCATCGCGTTCCTGGGCGTTGACGTGCAATGGTTCAGGCGGCGTCGCCACCCCATGGATTGGTGTCATCGTGATAGGCGATGGGCTCGGGTGGTTTTGGCGCACTTGAGCGCTGACCGATGATGATCAGCAATTGGCCTATACGCTTTTGAAGGGCCTCAATCTCGGCTCGTTGCGAGACGGCGGGATGGAGGTACACCGGCTGTGCATTTAGTTTTCTGACTTTCATGGTCGCTACACCGCATGCAGCGAAGTGATGACGATTAAAAATTAGGATTACTAATTTCGTGTGTCAACTGCACTTTCTGAGCGGGGTGTATAAGCAGTGATGGAGTGATGCTGATATAGCTGACAGGGAATTCTGAGGGAAGCTTTAAATCAACGCTGAATACCAAAACACTTTGCCGAGAATTTGGATATTTTTCGCAACAAAATCACCGTCTCGATTTTCCTCAGGATACTCATCGCTGTTGTAACTGCGCAGTCGCAATCCGTTTTCTGGCAGTTTGTAGAGCAGGCGTAGTCGGAGTTGGCCTTTGTAATCGAGGAGGTACATCTTCCCGTCCTGGATCTGCGTTACCGAGGTATCAATGGCAACGCGGCTACCCTCGGGTAGCACGGGGTCCATGCTGCTTCCTTCGACTAAAACACCTGCAACCACTTCAGGCTTGATGTTCTTGAGGTACAAGTCCCTACGACTGCACGGCATTGTCCTTCCGCCACCTAATTTCACCTTCGTGCCCTTGCCGTCGGGGCGTTCAACCTCGTGATAGAGGTCGACTTCGATGTCGCCGGGAGCCATTGGAATCTTGTTGTTCAAGTCGGAAGGTGGGGGTGAGCTCACGTCGGTTTCACCCAGGGCACGAAGGAAAGAGGTGCCGATGCTAGTCGGCTGGGAGCCAACGTTGAAACCTTCAATTGGGAAGTCGGAGAAGAGGCGGGTGCTAACGTCGGTGGGCTGAAACTCCAACAGGGTGGCGAATTTCAGCAGCGCAGGCATGTTTAAAGGAATCTTCCCTGTCATGTACTGGCTGACGATGCTTTGCCCTTTCCAGCGACATTCTTCCCCAAGTTTTTTCTGAGTCAGAGCTGGATAGAGATCCTTGCGATCCTTGTAAATCGCCAGCAAGCGTGCAGCTTCTTCAAGGATATGCGGTGGTTGATCTGACATAGGCTGAAAATATAAGGGCGGCTTATTTCAGCATACTTTTACATCTTGGCGGTTGAGATGCAAAAGAAGGATTACTAATATCCATAGTCCAAAACCATTCGAGGTATCAAGGAATGGACGATGATATTGGTATTTCGCTGAAGGATTTTGCTCACGGTCGCACCCAGCCGGAACTCGGAAAACTGCTGGGTGTTTCGCAAAGCGCAGTGTCCCAGATGCTGAGCTCGGGTCGTGATATCCGCATTCAGATCGATAAGCAGGGCCGTTACTTGGCCTACGAGATTCGACCTGTCGGCGGGCGTAGAAAGTCTACGGCCGCGTAGGGTTGTGCGATGCAACGGCCAACATCCTCTGACTGGGCAAAGCGCTACGTTGAACTGTTCAACCTAGCCCTCGTTCCCATCGAACCTCGTCAGAAAGCGCCCAAGGGCAATGCCTGGAATCAGCCGGGTGGCTATCTCACCGACGCCGAGCAGGCTGCGGCCTTCTGGCGTGACCATCCAAAACACAACATGGGTGTGGTTCTGGGGCCGAGCCGTCTGTGTTCGTTGGACGTGGATGATGTGCAGTGGACGCGGCAAGTTTTGTTCGATCAGTTGGGCCTTGATCTGGATGAGATGGCGAACGCCTTCCCGTGCGTAATTGGTAACCCTGCACGTATGAGGATTCTGTTTCGTGTTCCGGACGAAGTGGAACTCAGCCGACACGCGTTAGCGTGGCCACGTGAAAGCGATCCTGATAGTTCGAAATTCAAAAGCGCCATCGCGATGGCGAAAGAGGCCAAGGCCTCTGGGGATCAAGCTTCTGAAGCCGCAGCGAGATCGCTGGCGGACAAGTACAAGGCATTCACGGTTTTCGAGCTCCGAGCCGGGCTTGTTCAGGACGTGCTGCCGCCCTCCATTCATCCCGGAACAGGCAAGCCTTACACCTGGAAGAACCCACCTCCGGCTGAAGGTTTTCCGGTGCTGCTTCCAGAGCTACTTAAAGCCTGGCAGAACTGGGAGCTGTTCAAGCGTGATGCCGACGCAAGTTGCCCGTGGAAGCCCGCACCTAAACCGCCTGTGCGCAAACCGAAGCAAACTGAGCCAGGAAAGCACCCTTCGGTGATCGATGAGTTCAACCGCGCCCATGACGTTGAGGCAATGCTGGCCGATCACGGCTACACCAAACATGGTCGAAAGTGGCTCTGCCCTCATAGCAGCACAGGCTTACCCGGTATCACCGTAACTGAGGGCCGCGTGTATTCACATCACGCGTCAGACCCACTCGCCAATGGTCACCAGAACGATGCCTTCGCGGTGTATTGCTTGCTGGAGCACGACGGTGATGTATCGCGGGCAGTGAAAGCAGCCGCGAAGCTGTTAGGTCTAACCCCTACAGAAAAACCTCCGAGATCGCACAAGCGCCCGAGCGGCGCTATCGTCGAAAGTGATGACTGGAAAGCGCTTTTACGGCGTACCGAGGAGGGTGTGTTACGGTCCCAACTCGCCAATGCTTATTTGATCCTCAAGCACACACCCGAATGGCAGGGCGTCCTTGCCTACAACGAATTCGCCGACCGCATCGACAAACTCAAGCCTCCTCCTACGCCCAACGGTGAAAAAGGCCCATGGCAGGATGTCGATGCCAGCAAGACGCTGGTGTGGCTGCAGATGGTGTGGAGCCTGCACCTGCGCAGCAGTGCTGTCGCCGACGAGGCGGTGCGGATGGTTGCCTGGGAGCATCGCTTTCACCCCGTACGCAATTGGCTCGAGTCTCTACCGCCCTGGGATGATCAGCCCCGCTTGGAGATGCTGTTGCCCACGGTATTCGGTGCCGACATCAACCCCTACACCGCGCACATCGGCCAATCCATCCCTGTGTCCTCGATTGCGCGGATCTTCATTCCGGGCTGCAAAGTCGACGAAATGGTGGTGCTGGAAGGCGGGCAAGGACAGGGAAAATCCTCCTGTATCGCTGAGCTGTTTGGCTTCGAGTGGTATCTGGAAACCAGCGAGCCACCGACCAACAAAGACTTCTACGTCACCATGCAGGGCAACTCTGTGGTCGAGATCGGCGAGATGCAGAGCTTCTCCAAGGCCGATATCAACCAAGTGAAAATGGCGATCACCCGGCGCGATGACAAATACCGTGCGCCCTATGATCGTCATGCGCGGAGCCATCCACGGCAGTGCATTTTCATGGGTACCACCAACGCCGACGCCTACCTCAGCGACCCAACCGGGGCGCGACGATTCCTACCGGTGTTGTGCCGCAAGGCCGACGTCGCCTATATCCGGCAATGGCGGGATCAGCTTTGGGCTGAGGCGTTGCACCTGTACTGCACCGGCTTTCAATGGTGGGACTACCCGCAGGATCTAGCCCGCGAAGAGCAGGACTCCCGCTACGTCGAAGATCCGTGGGAGGAAGCAATTATCAAATACCTGGAAGGCCACGCACCTCAACTTCATTACCCCGACGGATTGTTCGGACCGATCAATGAAGTGACGGTCATGGGCCTGCTGAAACATGCCCTACAAATGGACCTGGCGCGGATGAACAAGCCAGAGCAGAGGCGGGTGGCGGACATCTTGCGCCGGTTGGGTTGGGTCAAGGAAAAGCAAAAACGCGTGGCCGGAACCTTGGAGCGGGTTCGCCCCTACGTCCGGCCGCAGGCGGAGGATCGAGCGGCGTAGATGTCACCAGCGTCACCGGCCATGTCACCAGCGATGCTCCGAAAAAGCGTTGTAGATCAATGGTGTCACCAGTGTCACTACCGGTTCGCGCACGCGTACACCGCCTCATCGTCATCGGCTGCGTACCGTACAAATACTTTTTATCTGGTGACAGTAGTGACACTGGTGACAGCTTTGAATTTAAAGGCGTTTTTGTGTCACCAGTACGTCACCAATGTCACCAGATCAATGAGCGAGGTGAAGACGATGATTCCTGAAATCGAAACCCTGATGCGTCATTGGGGGGAACAGAACCGGCGTTGCAATGCCGAGCGCAGCCTTGGCAGTCCGTTGGGCACGCTGATGCGATTTGGTGGCCTGATGCCTCGTGGTACGCCGGGCTCCAGAGAGTTGTCCGTTGGTGCTGGTCCCGATCACATAGCGAGGGAAGTCGAAGCGGCGTTGGCCTGGTTGCAGCATCAGGGTGAGCAGGGCCAGCGGCTAGCCAAACTGGCGAGTCTGCGTTACTTGCCGGAGAGGGAGTTGTCCGTTGTTGAGCAAATGCGATTGCTAGGGTTGGAGGCAACTGCAGATAGAACCTATCGCAATTGGGTGCAGCGATTGCACGATCTAGTGTTGGCGAGATTGAATCACAGAGCATTGAGCCGCTCTGGCGGCTGCTGACTTGTCATTTCTGCTAGGGTTGCCGAACCCAGATCCTTGACTGAGCCCAATAGAGGGCTCATTGTTTTTAATTGATAGAGTTGTTATTTCCAGTTAAAACCAATTATCTCGAAATCCTGAGAGTTGGGGGTATCGGAGTAAGAAAGAGCTAACATCTGTCCGATTGCCAATGGTAGGGCGCGAAGCTGATTTAGTGGGTCCTCAGGGTTTTGAATGCGCTCGAAGCAGGGATGTAAAGTTGCATGCGAACCGTTTTCGAAGGTCAAGCTGAGCCGACGTGGATCATTCGCTGGTGCTGTAACGAACTTCGACGTTCGAGTTGAGTAACCGTCATAGATCTTTTCACCACCCCCGGCGAAATCAGACAAAAATTTAGGGGGTTGGTCGCTATTGCCAGTTATTGTCAGTGTAAGATTTGCCTCGGTGTCCCGCCCTCGGGTTCCTTTGAGGGATGTATAAACTTGAAATTCCATTGCGGCTGAAGCTCCATAATGTGTTCGTGTCATAGGTTGTATTGCAGCTGATGTGGTCTAAGTAAAACAGGTTTAGCGCTTTAGGCGCGATACCGCATTACCGTTTGTCAGCTCTCTATACCTTAACCGTGACACAACCTTCTCTCAATTCAGTACTGAGAAAATTTCTTTAATCAGTCCCTTTGCTCAATTTCCGTTGAGGAGTAAAACCTCGCTAAGTTGTTATTTTTTTGCCGGTAGCCCAGAGTCGAGAGCAACGCGCTCAACCCGCCAATGCGTTCAGCACATGTACTGGATCGTTGTGAATGGCCTTAAGCAGTGCTTTTGCTGGGCCAGTAGGCTCGCGCCGTCCCTGCTCCCAATTGCGTAAGGTTCCGAGTTGCACATCAATCAGTGCGGCAAACTTGGCTTGAGTCAGACCCGTTGCTTTGCGAATCTCTTTGACCTGTAGCGCATCAACGTGGAATTCGCGCGAAGGCTGACGCTCACCCCGTAGGATTTCGTTCATTTCCTGCACGCTTCCCATCAACTCGTCAAAAAATTTGCTCATGATTATCTCCAGTGTTCGATTGCAGCCTTCAACGCTTTGCGTTCGTCGCTGGTCAGGTCGTGCTGTTCATTCTTCGGGTAGATCATCAACAGAATAATCTGCGACATCGAGACGAAGTGGTAGTAGATCACTCGGGCTCCACCTTGTTTGCCATGGCCCTTCGCAGCAATTCGAACTTTACGAATTCCACCGGTGCCTTCGATCACGTCACCTGCGGACGGGTTAAGCATCAATGCACGCTGAAAAACAGTGTAGGCATCGTCATCAATCAATTCCTTCACACGGCGCGTGAAGGTTGGGGTCTCAATGAAAATCATAGCTAATGTACGCCATTGGCTTAGTTTTCGGCAATGCTAATCCCGAATACGTCAGCGTGCATCCGATGAGTTGTAACCGCTTTTTAACGAGTCTCGATGTATCGGAGGACTGTCGATATGCCTTCCAGTAAAGACCCCACCGCTTGGGCCGTTGCCCTCGCATGGCTGGCTCAACATGCCCCAGTCATCTACGCCACCAGCTTGTCAGCATTGATTTCTGCGCTACGAATCATCTACCGAGGCGGCACCCGAAAAGCCGTTCTGTTGGAGTCAATCCTCTGTGGCTGCATCACTCTGGCAATCCTCTCTGGGCTAAGCCTGCTAGGGCTCCCACAAGAGGCGGCAGCGTTCGTGGGGGGCATGGTTGGGCTACTCGGCGTCGACAAGGTGCGCAATCTGGCTGAACGCTTCGCCGGTGCCAAAATCCCCCGACGCGACGAGGATAGATGAACACATCCGCCCAGCGCGGCTACGGCTACCGTTGGCAGCAGGCTCGCCTCGGCTGGTTAAGACATCACCCGCTGTGCGCCGAATGCGAGCGCCACGGCCGTATCACCCAAGCTTCAGTCGTCGACCACATCCACCCCCACCACGGTGACACGCGCCTCTTCTGGGACCACACCAACTGGCAATCCCTCTGCAAGCACTGCCACGACGCCCACAAACAACGCTTTGAAAAATCCGGCGTAGTCCTCGGCTGCACAACCGACGGCCAACCCATCGACCCCAGCCACCCATGGAACCAGGGGAGGGTGGGGTGAAAGTTGCGCAGCCTCCAGCTTCAAAACCCCGCCCCCCGGTTTTTGTGCAGCGGCGGGAAAAATGAGGGGTGCCCCTTTCACGCACTAGGCGCTCCCTGGTGAAATCTGAGGTGAACAATGGCCGGTAATCAAAACTCTGGACGCCCAGCCAAGCCCGCCATCGTCCATCTGCTAAACGGCAACCCCAGCAAGCGCAACCGCGAAGAACTGCTGCGCGAACAGGCGAAACCACTGGCGCCAGTAGAAGCCCCAGCGAAACCCGATTGGCTCAGTGACGAGGCCCGCGCCGAATGGGAACGCATCGTGCCCGACCTGGAATCCCTAGGTCTGATCTCCCGCCTGGACCGCCAAGCCATGGCCCACTACTGCGAAGCTGTCGCCGAGTACCGCTTCTGGACCCTGAAGATCCGCGAGCTTAGCCAGGGCCAATCCCTACGCGGCGACGTGCAAACCTACCGTAGCGGCGCCCAGGATTTGTCGGTGTGGCGCAAGCTGCGTAACGACGCCGAACGCCGTGCCAATGAAGCAGGCGCCAAGTTCGGCCTGTCGCCCTTGGCCCGCCGTTCTCTGAAAGCACCTGCGCCCAAGGCGAGCTATTCCCCAATGAGCAAAAGCGCCTCGCGGACAGGTATTTCTGACCGCGTCAGCGCCTTTGCTCTTGAGGTTGTAGAAGGTCGTATCGTCGCCGGGCCGGATGTTCGCCACGGCTGCCAGCGTCACCTAAACGACCTGAAAAACGGCGCTCAACGAGGCCTGCGCTGGGATCAGGAAGCGGCCAACCGTGCCATCGGCTACTTCGAAGACGTCCTCTGCCTGAACGGTGGCGAGTACGAAGGTCTGCCATTTTTACTCCTGCCCTGGCAGTCCTTCATCGTCGGCAGCCTATTTGGCTGGAAAGGCTCGGACGGTTTCCGCCGCTTCCGCACCGCCTACATCGAAACCGCCAAAGGCTCCGGCAAGTCACCGCTAGCCGCTGGCATCGGTCTATACGGAATGACGTCGGACGCCGAAGCCCGCGCCGAGATCTACGCAGCCGCGACCAAAAAAGACCAGGCGATGATCCTGTTCCGCGACGCGGTCTCGATGGTCGATCAGTCAGCGTTGCTAGCTAAGCGCCTGGAAAAATCCGGTCGCGGCGAAAAGGTCTGGAATCTGGCCCACTTTGCCTCAGGCAGCTTCTTCCGCCCGATCAGCGCTGACGACGGCCAATCCGGCCCGCGCCCACACATCGCGCTGCTCGACGAGATCCACGAACACAAAACCCGTGTCGTGGTGGACATGATCCGCGCAGGCACCAAGAGCCGTCGCCAAGCGCTGATCGTGATGATCACCAACAGCGGCCACGACCGCACTTCGGTCTGCTACGAGTACCACGAGTACGGGCGAGCGATCTGCTCTGGCCAGCAACACGACGACAGTTTCTTCGCCTTCATCTGCTCCCTGGACGAAGGCGACGACCCGTTCAAAGATGAGGCCTGCTGGTATAAGTCTAACCCGAGCCTAGCGTTCGGCCGAACCGGCGATGCAAACGGCGGCCTGCCAGGCTTGAAGTACCTGCGCGAACAAGTCACCGAAGCGCGGGGTATGCCTGCCAAGGAGTCGAGCGTTCGACGGCTGAATTTCTGCCAGTGGGTGGATGCTGAAAACCCTTGGCTCTCCGCTGATGTCTGGCTGGCTTGCGAAGCCGATTTCACCCTTGAAGACATCCCCCAGAACGAGCCCTGCTATGGCGGTCTGGACCTGTCCGGCACCCGCGACCTCACTGCGCTCGCGTTGTACTTTCCGCGGTTGCGTAAGGCCCTGGTCGAGTTCTGGACCCCAAAAGACACCTTGAACGAACGTGCCCGCACCGACCGCGTGCCCTATGACGTCTGGCTACGCGAAGGCTACTTGCACGCACCACCCGGCAGTGCAGTGGACTACGGCGCAGTTGCCACACGTCTCGGCGAACTGGCCGCACGTTTCAACATCGTCGGCGTGGCGTTCGACGCTTACCGCATCAAGTATTTCCTGCCGGAGCTGGAGGCGCGGGGCATTGAGGTGCCGTTGTTCGCCCATGGCCAGGGCTACACCGTCGCCAAGGATTCCGGCCTCTGGATGCCGCGCTCAATCGAGCTGACGGAAACCCTGCTCACCGAGCAGCGCATCCAGATCAAAACCAACCCGGTACTACGCTGGAACGCCGCCAGTGCGGTGCTCGACGCAGATCAAAAGGACAACCGCATCTTCGCCAAACGCAAAAGCACCGGCCGCATCGATGGCGTGGTGGCGCTGGCCATGAGTATTGGCGCCTCCGAGTTGCAACTGGCGGAGGTTGGCGATCGCGACGGCTTCTTCAACAATCCGATCATGGTGGGCGTTTGACCGTGAAACTCTGGAAACCCGGACGAGTGCGTGCCGCCTTGCAACACTGGCTCCGCGTGCCCATCGGCCTGCCCGACAAGGCCTTCTGGCAGGAATGGTTCGGCACCTCCAGCAGCGGTAAAGCCGTATCGGTCGATTCCGCAATGCGCCTGTCGACGGTCTGGGCCTGCGTGCGGTTGCTCTCGGAATCCGTTTCCACCTTGCCACTGAAGCTCTACCGGCGACTGCCCGATGGTTCTCGTGAACCCGCCACCGACCATCCGCTGTACCGCGTACTGTGCCGCTCACCAAATCTTGAAATGACCCCGCAGCGCTTCATGCTGATGGTGGTCGCCAGCCTCTGCCTGCGTGGCAACGCCTTTATCGAGAAGAAAGTCATCGGTCTGCGATTGGTGGCGCTGGTGCCTTTGTTGCCGCAATGCATGACGGTCAAGCGCCTGGACAACGGTCGCTTGCAGTACCTCTACAACGAAGCAACAGGGCAGCGCGAGATCTCGGAAAAGCACCTGGTACACATCCGTGGCTTCGGACTGGACGGCATCTGCGGCATGTTGCCGATCACCACTGGCCGCGACATCTTCGGCGCCTCAATGTCGGCGGAGGAGGCCGCAGCCAAGGTCTTCGCCAACGGCCTGCAAGCCTCGGGTTTCCTCACCGTTGAAGGCGGCGCTGCACAAGGCGCAGGCACCCTGACCAAAGAACAACGCGAACTCCTGCGCAAGAGCCTGGAGGAATTCAGCAGCTCGAAAAACGCCGGTAAAACCATGGTGCTGGAAGCGGGCCTGAAGTACCAAGGCATCACCATGAACCCCGAAGCCGCGCAGATGCTGGAGACCCGCGCCTTCAATGTCGAAGAGATCTGCCGCTGGTTTCGTGTGCCGCCGTTCATGGTCGGGCACATGACCAAGCAGAGCAGTTGGGCCGCGAGTGTCGAAGCACAAAACCTGCATTTCCTCACCAACAGCCTGCGTCCGTTGTTGGTGAATATCGAACAGGAAATCAATCGCTGCCTGATCGACGAGAACGACGCAGAAGGGATCTTCGTCGAGTTCGCCGTAGAAGGTCTGCTGCGTGCTGACAGCGCCGGTCGCGCCAGTTTCTATATCAGTGGTCTGACTCACGGCTGGATCAACCGCAACGAAGTCCGCCGTTTTGAAAACCTACCGCCAATCCCTGGCGGTGAGATCTTCACGGTCCAGGCCGCGATGGTTTCCCTTGAGCAACTTGATAAACAAAACGCCGCGTAACACGGAGCACCCATGACCCTCAAAACGCTGCCGCTAGCGCCGCAGTTGCAACCGTGTGCCCAACTATCCGGCGAGGTTCGGCCCTTGGCCCTGGAGCGTTGGAACCCATCGATCCGAGCGGCAAATAGAGATGAGCACAGCATCTCCATCTTCGACCCTATCGGCTTCGATCCCTGGACAGGCGAGGGCGTCACCGCGAAACGCATTGCCGCCGCGTTACGCACTATCGACGGCGCTGACGTTACGGTGAACATCAACTCGCCGGGCGGCGACATGTTCGAAGGCCTGGCTATCTACAACCTGCTGCGGGAGTACTCCGGCAAGGTCGTCATCAAGGTGCTGGGGCTGGCCGCATCGGCAGCATCAATTGTTGCTATGGCCGGAGACGAGGTGCGCATCGCCCGCGCCGGATTTCTGAACATTCATAATTGCTGGGTAGTTGCCATGGGCAATCGTTATGACCTTACAGAGATGGCGCAGAGGCTGTTACCGTTCGATCAGGCCATGGCAGATATCTACGCCACCCGCACTGGTGGCTCACAGGACGCCATGCAGCAGTTAATGAACGCTGATAGCTGGATCTCAGGACGTATGGCTGTTGAGAGGGGATTCGCCGATTACCTACTCGCATCTGATGCAGTGGAACAAGGGGCTTTGCAAGCGGGATTGCTCGCACGGCGCTACCTTGATCATCTTCAAACTAATTCACCTGAGGCTATGGCTGGTTTGAAGGTTTCTTTGGCACGATTTCGAAGTGCCATAGATGAATTGAGGCGACTCTAAGGCTTTGGGTGAGGTTGCGTTAGAGTCGCCGAGTTTTGATGTGTTACGGAGTTTGTGGAGAGGTTGCTGTTTTGCTTTCGATTTGTTTTTGAATTTTTCTTGCTATTGTGATTTTGTTGAGTTTTACCAGTATGAAAAATACTACCAGTATCGAGATAAATGCCACTACCAGTAGGAAGGCTTTTTGCTCTTTTACGCCGTCCTTTACATGCGCGCTGTAGTTGGAGTCAAGAAAAAGATTGCAAATTGTGTTGATGCGGTTTTCGGAGAAATCAGTGTTTATGAATTTTTTAAGTGATTCTGGCGATAGGCACTCTGTGGTTGTAAGCGTTGTGTTAGTCCAGAAATGAAATTTTGCCCCGCTCTCTGACAGATAGAATGAGGGAGTTTCTGGAGCATTCCTTAGTGACACCATTAGGTGTTCGGAACCTGCAAGTGGAGGGGTGACGGTGATGATTGCGAAAAATAGAATGAGCAACCCAATGAGAATGCGATAAGGCGCTTTTGAAAACAATTTTTCTTTAAGTGTTAGAGCGTTAAATTCTTTCCAATCAATAAAGGTTCTTATTTTAGAAACTTCCCTATGGCAGAGTTCGTTTTTGGAAATCCATTCTTCGGCTTGTTTTGCCTGTGTTAGATTTTGTGCGGGGATGTTGAATTCGAATCGATAGTGCTCGATTTCGCGAAGGTTCTTGCGTGCGATCTCATAAGTTGTATCTTCGAATTTTTCAGAGCCACCAAAAAAGCGCCACATCATGTCGCGCAAAAATATCAGTGAGCCAGATCGTGAGTATATATAAAATACTAGTAAGCAGATCGCAACTCCGCTAAATAGGCCGGCCACTGCTGCATAGTTTTCAAAAGTCCAGCTTACGATGTTGTCGTTTATTTTTGATTCAGACACGAGGTCGTCCTTGGTTTTTAGGAAATATTTTTGTCAGTCTTCAATGGCTGACAAACAAATGATACTGGTTGTTACTTAGTTTTAAAATTATTTTATGCAGTCCGATACGGCTCAGCATCTATGGGAGGATAAATCATGTCCGACACCACCCACGACCTACTAAAACAGGTCTCCGCCGAGCTGGAGCGTGCCTCCAGCGCCTTCAGCAAACAGGCCGAGGAGGCCATGAACGAAGCGCGCAAGGCTGGCGGTCTATCGGAGCAAACCAAGGTCACCGTCGATGAGCTGGCGCTGAAATTCAACAGCCTCACCGAAGCCGAAATTCAGCTGAAAACCCGCCTCGGCGAGATCGAGCAGGAATTCGCCCGGCTGCCCAGCCCAACGGCAATCGCCCCGCAGGACAGCCTCGGCACCTGCGTCGTCAAAAGCGAAGCACTCAAAGCCTTCGCCGCCAGCGTCGAAGGTGGCAAGCGCATCAGTATTCCGGTGAACGCAGCGCTTCTGTCGACGGATATTCCCGCCGGTGTGATCGAACCTATGCGCCTTCCCGGCATCGACGCTTTACCCAAGCAACGCCTGTTCATCCGCGACCTGATCGCCCCAGGCCGAACCACCGCGCCTGCGATTTTCTGGGTCCAACAAACCGGCTTCACTAACGCCGCCGCTGTTGTGCCGGAAGGGCAAGCCAAACCCTATTCGGACATCCAGTTCGGCATCAAAATCACCGCCGTTTCCACCCTCGCGCACATGTTCAAAGCTGCCAAGCAAATCCTTGATGACTTCACCCAACTGCAATCCACCATCGACATCGAGATGCGCTACGGCCTCAAGTACGTGGAGGAGGATGAGATCCTGTTCGGCGACGGCACCGGTGTCCACCTCCACGGCATAGTGCCCCAGGCCTCGGCATTCGCCCCGGCCTTTTCGGTGCAAGAGCAATCCGGTATTGATGACCTGCGCCTGGCAATGCTGCAAGCCCAACTCGCGCGACTGCCCTCCAGTGGCCATGTTCTGCACTTTATCGACTGGGCCAAGATCGAGCTGACCAAAGACACCTTGGGCCGCTACATACTCGCCAACCCTCTGGGCCTCGCTGGGCCTGTGTTGTGGGGCCTGCCAGTGGTGGCGACCGAGGCCAGTGGGTTTGAAGGCAAGTTCCTGACCGGCGCCTTCCGTACTGGCGCGCAGTTGTTCGACCGGGAAGACGCTAACGTAGTGATCAGCACCGAGAACGCGGACGACTTCGAGAAAAACCTGATCTCCATCCGCTGTGAAGAACGCGTCGCCCTGGCCGTGAAGCGCCCCGAGGCCTTTATCCATGGCCCATTCACCGTGCCTGCGCCGCCTGAACTAGAAGGTCGCCGAGCCAAGGCTGCCTGATCATGAGCGTGATCGACATTGAAAACGCGATGCTCCATTTACGAGCCGAACCGGTTGATCAGCCGCTGGTGCAGCGTTATCTGGATGCAGCGGAAGACGCCGCGATGCAGTACTTGCAGCGGCGCTTCTACGCCAACACATCAGACTTGGAACAGGCCGTTTTCGCGGGTGACGCTGGGCACGATCCACTGCTGATCACCCCGTCGATTTTCGCTGCTTGTCTGCTGATCCTGGGGCACTTTTACGACAGCCGCGTCGACCTGTTCAGCGAAACCGGCCGCACCGATTTACCCACCGGCTCGCGATCCTTGCTCGCACCTTTCCGCTGCAATCTGGGTGTGTGATGCGGGCCGGTCGCTTGCGCCATCGGGTAACGCTCCAACGTCTGACCCGTGTGCAAGACGATATCGGCGGATGGATCGAAATCTGGCTGGACGTCGGCGAGACCTGGGCCGAGATCCGCCCAGTCTCCGGCCGAGCCTGGATGGCGGCAGCTCAGGAGCAACGCGAAGTCACGGCGGAAGTGTTGATCCGCCCACGCCAGGGCATCGTCTCCGGCATGCGCGTGGTGAAGGGCGACACCTTCTACCTGATCGAAGCGGCCTTGCTGGATTACGCCCGATGCGAACTCAAGCTGATGTGCAAAACGGTGAAGGCTAATGCTTGATACCTCGCTACGCGTCATCGGCCTCGCAGAGCTGGAAACCGACTTCCAACGCCTGGCCAAAGCCACCTCCAACAAAGTGGTGCGCGATGCCACATTGGCCGGAGCCCGCGTAGCCCAGGACCGCACCCGCAAGAGCGCGCCCATCCGCAGCGGCAAACTGCAAAAACACATTGTTGCAAAACGTCTGCGCCAGCGGGATACACCGGGCGCCGCCGTGGCGGGTGTCAGCGTGAGGCGCCCGAAGAATTCCCCGGTGCCTTTCTACTGGCGCTTTCTGGAACTCGGCACGTCAAAGATGACCGCCAAACCCTTCATCCGTCCAACCTGGGACCGCAGTCTTCCTGATATCGAGGGCGCAGTGCGTAGCAAACTCGCCCAGGCCATTGATCAGGCGCTGTTAGCCCGATGATCGAAACCGCCATCGCCGCCCGCATTGGCACGCTGGCAGACGGCCGCGTCTACCCGGAAATCGCCCCAACCGATGCAGCGTCCCCACGCATCACCTGGACCCTGATCAGCGGCGGCGCAGGCTGGACGCTCGCAGGTTGGGACGGCTCAACCGACGCGCAAATCCAGATCGACGCCTGGGCGCTGAGCAAACGCGAAGCGATCCTCCTGGCCGAACAAGCCTTCGACCTGATGTCCGCCAGCGGCCCCGATTTTTGCGTCAGCGAGGCGATGCGTTTACCCGATGACTACGAGCCCGACACGCGTCTGTTCCGCGTGAGCTGGGAGTACACCCTGCAACCCTAGGAGGCACCATGGCCAGCCAGACGCCGACCAAGTCCAAGTACGTCAAATCCCAAGGCACGCAGGTCAGCGTGTCGAAAACCAGCACCACCGACCCCACTGACGACACTCTGGAGTTCGCCGACCTCTCGGTGACCATCAAGCAGCCCCAGTTCCAGGGCGGGCAGTCCGACGAGATCGAAACCACCACCCTGGCCAGCGACGCCAAGGAGTTCACCACCGGCTTGGCGGACAACGGCACCTTCAGCATGTCTGGCAACTGGAAGGCGGATGACGAAGCGCAAACCGTGCTGCGTGAGGCGCGGGATGACGGCGAGCCGCGTGCGTTCAAAGTGGTGTTCAAGGACAAAACCAGCTCGTTGTTTCTTGGGTTGGTGACTCAGTTCACCTGGGACGCTGCACCGAACAGCACGGTGAATGGCACGTTCAATGTGCGGATCACCGGGGCGGTCAGTTTTGATACGGGAGTTGGAGGTGCGTGATGCCGCGTGCAAGAACCAGCGATAGCGACCTGCGCGACAAAATCCTCGATCCGTTGCGCAATTTCAAACATGAGAGTGTGCAGGTTGAGGAGTGGGAGGGCGCTACGGTGGTGATTCGTGCGCTCAGCGCGGGGGATTGGTTGGAGTATCGACGGCGGGCGTTGGAGCAAGTTCGGCTGGCGCGTGTGGCGGCGGGGTTGAGTACTCAGCCGCCCGTTGTTGACGGAGAGGATCAGCCCGAGGAGCGGCTGATTGAGGTGTTCAGTGTGCCGCTGTACGCGTTTGTCCTGGCCCGGACATTGTTCGAGTTGTCGGGTCGCAGGTTGTTTGGCGATGACGATGTGGATGAGTTGGCGGAGGCGTTTAGCCCGGTGCATGACCGGTTGGTGGCCAAAGCGTTTGAGCTGAGTGGTGTCAGCGCTGAGGCTGATTCGCCTGATCCAGTCGACATGGCGGGAAACGCCTAAACGCTGAGCCGGAGCTTGGGTTTCTCATGGCCCTGGCTCTGCGGCTCGGCAAGACCTTGCGCGAACTGATCGAGCAACTGAGCGCCGAAGAGCTGTTCTTGTGGCAAGCCTACAACCGCGAATCACCCATCAGTGATGTGAGAGGGGAGGTGCAGACGGCGATCCTTGCGGCTGCCGTGTTTCAGGCGCAGGGCGCGAAGGTTGCCCCTTTGGATCTATTACCAAGGTGGCGACCTGACGATGAGCTTCCGGATGGAGAAGAGGATGGCGAGGTGCAGCTGCGGCAGTACCTGACAGACCGAGCTGACAGACTCGATTGAAAACCGATGATACCTTCGCATTTTTCTCTCCAGGAGAAATCATGTGAGACCTATCATCAAGCGTTCCCTGATCAGTTTGGTGCTGGTGTTGTTCATTACCATCCTCATCGTTGCCTTGGGTTTCTACCGCTTCGGCAACACTCCGCGCCTTACGTACGTCCTGCTCGAAAACTGCGAAGCCGCCGTTCTGCGACTAGTGAAGACACCGTCCGCAATGACCCTACTCAACGCCCGGATCTACGAAGGCGGCAACCTGAGCATCAGCGATGACGACCAGCGTGCTTTTAAAAGCAGCACCGCCTATGCCGAAGTGGTTGCCCGTGGCGATGGGCGCTTTTTCTATCCGGCGGTCAATCTGGAAATTGAGTCGCTCAACTCCTTTGGGGTAAAGCAGGTCGATACCGTGCTGTGTCGCTATGGTGGCGTGGAATACAAGAATGGCGCCTTGCTCAGCTTGCGCTTGATGACCTTGGATCTTGGCGCCGGAGTTTTGCGAAATCCCTTCGTTTACAACAATGCGAAATTCGCGGAGTGGGCGAAGCTCGGGATCATTGATGTGGTCAGCATTGATGAGTTCGCCTGGACTGAACACTGGCGGCATTTCTTTGATCGGAAAATCAAGGTGGTGAGTCTCGATAACACATGATTTTCCTCGGGCTGTTCGCAGATGAATTCAAGTGCATCGAATTGAGTAATAACTCTAATCCAAAGTAATTACAGTCGACCTCTTACTCATCGAGCAGGTGTTTTATGAAAAACGTGTTGGGGTTGATTTTCTCGTTGATTGCCACGCACGCAGTCGCGCAATCCGTCGAAACGGAGATGAGCCAGTTAAAGGCCCGAGCTGACAGTTGCGTTGCGTCTTCACAACGGGCTCAGCGCTGCGAGCGCACGGCAGAGTGCGTGGCGTTTCAGCGTTACAGCAAGGCTTTGCTGCCGGAAGGGTTGCCTGGTTACTACGATGTACACATGCGTGATAAGACCATGACACCGGAAAATGGGCCGTTGGTGAGCAGCGCAGCGAAAGCCAAGGGCAAGGCGGACAAAGTAATTGAGCAATGCAGTTCCAGCTAACTGCCCTTGTAGGTTGACCTAAACATCGGGGGGCCTTGGAATGCCATGAATGGTCAGACCTTACGCTCCCTGATCGTCAGCGTCTCCGCCGAAACCAGCGCCTACCAACGCGAAATGGCCCGCGCCGGTCGAGTCGGGCGCGACTACCTGCGCACCGTCACTGCCGGCAACCGCGAAGCCTCTGCAGGCTGGCGTGCCCAAGAAGCGGCAATCCGCGCCCAGGAGCGGGCCCTTGGTTCGCTCTCCGGCACCGTCGGCAGCTACGTCCGCGTAATGGCGGCCGGAGCTCTGGCCGTCGGCAACCTTGTCGCCATGGCCGACCAATGGGGCCAAATCGCCTCCCGCCTTCAACTCGCCACCGACTCTCAGGCCGACTTCGCCGAAGCCCAAACCCGCCTGATGGACATCGGTCGCGTCACCTTCAAAGCCTTCTCTGAAAACGCCGAGTTGTTCATCCGCACCGCTGGCGTGCTCAAGGACTATGGCGGTACCGCCGAAGACGCGCTGAACATGACCGAGGCCCTATCGCTGGGCCTGACGGTCAGTGGCACCAATGCCCAGGCCACGGCATCGGTGATTGATCAGGTCAGCAAGTCCCTGGAGCGCGGCAAGTTGCAGGGCGACGGATTCAATGCGGTGGTCACCCAGGCGCCGCGTCTGTTGCAGGCGTTGCAGGATGCCCTCGGCAAGAACCGTGATGAGCTGCAGTTGATGGCGTCCGAGGGCAAGTTGACGGTGGATGTCGTCGCCAAGGCTTGGGTCAGCCAGATCGGCCTTATGCGCAAGGAAACCGATGGCATGGCAACCTCGGTGGCGGATGCGGGGTTGCGTCTGCGTGATGCCTTTATGCAGTACATCGGCACCGCCGACAGCGGCTCGCAGGCCACGGCGAAGTTGGCGCAGGCGATCAGTTATGTGGCGGATAACTTGGGTGTACTGTCGGCCATCGCCGTCGGCACCGGGTTGGGTTGGATCACCGAGACGGCGGCAGAAAGCATCAAGGCGCTGTATGAGCAGGTAGATGCAGCGCGAGCGGCGTACTCGGCTGAGTTGGGTCGTGCGCGGGCAGCGCTGGATGCATCGGCGATGATCGCGCGTGTTACTCAGGCTGAGGTGTTGTTGGCCGAGCGGCGTGTGGCGGCGGCGGTGACGGCGCAGCAACTTAATACGGCAACGCGGGCGCTGACGGCGGCGAAGCTGGCGGATCTGGAGGCTTCACGCGCTGCGGCAGCGGCGCAGGCGGCGTATGCGGCGGCGAGTTCGTTGTCGGCGCGGGCGATGTCGGGTGTCGCGGCGCTGTTGGGTGGGCCGATGGGGTTGGCGTTCCTTGTGGGGACCACGGCCACAAGTTTTCTGTTGTTCAGTGAAAATGCGGACAAGGCCCGTGTTTCAGCTGTGGATTTGCAGCGTCCTTTGGCGGAGCTGCGCAAGGAGTGGGAGGCCCTGAGCAATGCCCAGCGGCGTCCTATCCTCAAGCAGTTGCTCGACCAGCAGACCGTGGCGCGCAAGGCCGCTGAGCAGGCACTCCGCGATATTCGCCAGCGCGCCCAGTTGTTGGATAAATGGGGCGATAGCTACAGCACCAATCCCTTTGCCAGGGAACGTGCGGTGTCGACATTTCGGCGGGCGCTGGCGGGCGGGCAGGATATCGACGCAGCGACTCAGGCGCTGATCAAGGTCATTGGGCCGAGTCAAAAACTGCGTGATCAAATCGAAGGCCTGGCCGGTGCCTATGCCCGCAGTCAGCAGCAGGCCGATGAGGCAGGCAAGCGCATCGACGCGTTGGACGGCATATTGCGCAACGCTCAGAGCGCCGCCGAAGGGGTCAGCGCGGGACTGCAAAGCATCAAGCCACCAGATGCCGAGCTGACCGCTGCGTGGGAGCGGCGTATCAACAATTTGGTCGAGCAGATGGCCCGCCTGCGGGATAGTTCGGCGCTTGGCGAAATCAATCGACAGGCCGAGCGGGATCAGCTCAACCAGACCGAAGCCGGTCGCGCATTACTCGCCCGCGCCCAGGCCGTCGCTCAACTCAAGGATGCGCAAGAGGCAGCTAACCGAGCCCAGGAAGAGGCGAACCGCCAAGCTCGCCAAGCCGCTGAAGCCGCCCGGCGTGAAGCGCAAAAGCTTCAGGATAGTTACGAGCGAACCCTGCGTTCATTGCGCGAGCAGCTCCAGCTAAGCGACCAGAAAACCGAACGCGCCCGTATCGAGTACGAGATCAATCAAGGCTCACTGGCTCAGCTTGATCAGTTAAAGAAAATCGAGTTGCAACGGGCCGCGTTGGCGGTTGATCACCTCAATACTCAACGCGGCTATCAGGAACTGCTGACGGAGATTCAGCAACAGGAAGACAACCTGTTGGTCAGCACACGCAAGCGTTTCGCTGAACTGGATAGGCTGCAAAAACAGGGCGGCTTATCGGCGGATCAATACCGGACCGCAGCCGATGCAATCTCCGGCGCATCGGTCGGCAAAGCACCAGCCTTTATGGGGCTGGATAGCGCCGTCGGTGGCTCAAGCGCCGAGCTGATTCGCCTCACCGAAGTGGAGCGCGAACTTCAAAAATGGCGCGATAAAGAGTTGGAGCGTCAGCAGGTGTTCTTCGACCAAAAGCTCACCAGTGAGCAGCAATATCTAGAGCGCGTTGCCGAGATCAACCAACAGAACAATGACCGACTCGCCGCGATTCAAGACGCTTACCGCTCGGCCACGCTTGGCGTGTTCAGCGAACTCACCGGCAACGCCGCCGACCTGTTCAAGCAACTCGCGGGTGAAGGTTCAGCAGCGTACAAACTGCTGTTCTTCGCCAGCAAAGCAGCGGCCATGGCCCAGGCAATCATCAACACCGAAGTGGCGGCGACCAAGGCTCTGGAACTCGGTCCAGCCGGTCCGGCAGCGGCGGCGTTGGTTCGGGCGCTGGGCTACGCCTCGGTGGGCATGATCGCCGCGACTACCTTGGTCGGCATGGCCCACGAAGGCATCGACACGATTCCGAAGACCGGCACCTGGTTATTGCAACAGGGCGAGCGGGTGGTGGACGGTCGCACCAATCGTGACCTCAAACAATTTCTGGCCCAGGCACCGCCCGGCAGTGCGCAGCCAATGCCGCAGGTCAGTGTGCAGATCAACGTCGATGCGCGGGGCAGCAGTGCGATGACCGTCACCTCCCAAGCGGGCGCCCAGCAATTTGCGCAGCAGATGGGACAGGCGATTGAAGAGGCCGTCCGGCAAGTCATCCGCCAGGAACAACGGCAAAACGGCCTGCTGGACTCAACCGGGAGGCGCTAAGTGGAAACCTTCGTTTGGCCAGTGCGTCTGGGCTCATCCGGGCAGATCGAGCAGCGCGTGCAAACCAACGAGTTTGGCGACGGCTACGTGCAGGTGATCGGCGTCGGCCTCAACAATCAAGCCGAAGCCTGGGACGTTTCTGTGACCGGTGTGTTAGCCAAGATCCAGCCGGTGCGAGCATTCCTCGATCTTCATCGCGGTTCACGCTCCTTCCAATGGACACCACCAGGCGGCAACGCAGCGCGTTTTCGTGCAACCGGTTACCGCCTGTTGCCCCACGGCAAAGGCATCTACACCCTGAGCTGGACCTTCCAACAAGTTTTCTATCCCTGACTCACCATGGCGATCAACACCGACGTCCAACTGCTGGAGCCGGGTGACGCCGTTCGCCTGTACGAAGTCGATGCCACGCACCTGGGCGGCGACCTGATGCGTTTTCACGGCCACATGCAGGACGGCACGATTGTCTGGCAGGGCCAGGCCTATGAGCCGATCAGCATCGAAGCCAAAGGCCTGGACCTGAACGGCGACGGTCGCCCCGCACTGCCAACGCTGACAGTCGGCAACGAAATCGCGGGTGTACGCGGCGCCCTCTCAGCGTTGTGCCTGCATCTGGATGACCTGGCCGGTGCCAAGGTGACCATCCGCGAAACCTTTCGCCATTACCTCGATGCCGCCAACTTCCCAGAGGGCAACCCGCAGGCCAGTGACCAGCAGCGGGTGATGAGTTGGTTTATCGAACAGAAAACCGATGAAGACGAGATGCAGCTGGAGTTCCAACTTTCCAGCCCTGCGGACTTGCAGGGCATCAAAGTCCCTGCGCAACAAATTACCAGCCTGTGCCGCTGGGCCTGCATGAACCAGTACCGAGGCGAGGCCTGCGCGTACATCGGCACGGCGCTGTTCACCAAGCACGACGAACCCACTGATGACCCCGCACAAGACCGCTGCGCCGGGCGCTGGCGCAGTTGCAAGGTACGCGGCAACACCGCGCGGTTTGGTGGGGCGCCGGGTTCGAGTTTGATTATTCGGAGGTAGCCATGCGAATCAGCCGCGCCCTGGAGGCGCAGATGCGGCAGCACGCCGAGGCGCGCTACCCGGAAGAGGCGTGCGGGCTGTTGATCCGCACCGATAGCGGGCGCGTGTATTGGCCGTGCCTCAACGCTGCCGCCAGTGCCTCGGAGCATTTTGTGATCAGCCGCAATGCCTGGTGCGAGGCGGAGGATCAGGGCCAGGTGCTGGCGGTGGTGCATAGCCATAACAACGGCAGTACGCGGCCCAGTCAGGCGGATCGGGTGAGTTGTGAGTTGCATGAGCTGCCTTGGGCGATTGTTGCGTGGCCGGGGGGCGAGATCCGTTGGTTCAAACCCGAGGGGTATATCGCGCCGCTGTTGGGGCGGGACTTCACCCATGGAGTGCTGGATTGCTACACGCTGATTCGCGATTGGTATGCGCGGGAATTGGGGCTGACCTTGCTCGACTACCCGCGCACGGATCGTTGGTGGGAGAACAAGCACGGCCCCAGCCTGTATCAGCACCACTTTGCCGAGGCGGGGTTTGTGCAGGTCGATAGCCCTCAGCGCGCGGACGTGCTGATCATGGAAGTCGGCCGCACCTATCACCCCAACCACGCGGCGATATTTTTAGGCACGGACGGTTCGCTCTCGAGCGAACGGGCGCCCGATTTGGGTGGCAGTGGTCCGTTTTTTATTCATCACCTGTACGGGCGCAGTTCGACCCGCGAGGTGTATGGGCCGGATTGGGCGCAGCGCACGCGGTTAATTTTGCGGCATCGCGAGTCGCGGTCATGAGCCAGCGCACGGTGCGGTTGTATGGCGTGTTGCGAAAGCACTTTGGCCGCGACTTTCCGCTGGAGCTGTCCAGCCCTGCCGAGGGCATCAGTGCGCTGTGCTATTTGCTGCCGGGGTTTGAGCGCTTTCTGCGGGATGCCGAGTCGCGAGGGTTGGTGTTCTCGGTGTTCGCTGGCCAACGCAATCTGAGCGAGCAGGAACTGCCCCTCATTACCCGCGACGACAGCGTGATCCGCATCGTGCCGTTGGTGGTTGGCAGCAAAAGTGCGGGGCTGTTCCAGACCATCCTCGGCGTCGCGTTGGTGGCGCTGGGGTATTTCAGCTTCGGCACCACATCACCTTGGGGCATGGGGCTGATCGCGGCGGGTACCGGCGCGGCTGTCGGCGGTGTGATGCAGATGCTCGCACCGATCCCCAAGCCGGGGCTGGGCCGAGACGAGGAGGGCAATCGCGCCAGTTATGCGTTCGGCGGCGCTGTCACCACTGTCGCGCAGGGCAATCCGTGGCCGGTTTTGTACGGCGAACGTGAGATTGGCGGTGCGGTGTTAAGTGGCGGCATCTACGCCCAGGATCAGGTCTGACGAGACCATGGGCAGTTATGTGGCCGGCGCCAAGGCTGGCAGCAGCAAGCCCAATCGTCCCTATATCGCCAGCGACAGCGCACCCTCCATCGCCACCGCGAAACTGTTGTACGCCTTTAGCTGGGGCGAAATAGTCGGGCCAGTGGATGGGCTGAAATCCATCAAGCTGGACGGCACACCCCTCCAAGCCGCCGATGGCACCGTGAACTTCCCTCGGGCGCGTTGGCAGTTCCGCTCGGGCACTTTGGATCAGGATCGCCTGGTTGGCTTCCCCGAAATCAACAACGAGATCGCCATCGGCGTTGAGCTGCGTTCCGAGTCACCGTGGGTGCGCTCGGTCAGCAACGACGAAATCAACGCCGTGCGCTTGCGACTGTCCTGGCCCCAGCTTCAAGCTCAAGACGCCAACGGCAATATCAACGGCTATCGCATCGACTACGCGGTGGATATCGCCACCGACGGCGGCGCTTATTTGCCGGTGCTGACCGCTTTCGTCGCACGCAAAAACACCACCAAATACGAGCGCTCTCATCGCCTGGAATTACCCGTCGGAAGCGAGTGGACCCTGCGCGTTCGCAGGCTGACTCCCAACCAAAACAGCAGCCTGATCGCCGACATGATGCGCGTCGAGTCGATCACCGAAATCATCGACGCCGAACTGACCTACCCCCTCACCGCCGTGGGTGGTATCGAATTCGACGCCGAGCAATTCAACAGCGTGCCCAAACTCTCGGCCCTGATGCGCGGCCGTATCCTGCGTGTGCCCAGCAACTACGACCCGGAAACCCACACCTACATCGGCATCTGGGACGGTACCTTCAAACTCGCCTACAGCAACAACCCCGCCTGGGTCTGGTACGACCTGGCGCTGCACCCCTATTACGGCCTCGGCGAGCGGCTCAACGCGGCGACGGTCAACCGCTACGCCCTGTACCGCATCGCCCAGTGGTGCGACCAAATGGTCCCGGACGGCAAGGGCGGTACCGAGCCGCGCTTCACCTGCAACCTCTACCTGCAAACCCAGGAAGAGGCCTACATCGTCCTCGAAGACATCGCCTCGATCTTCCACGGCATGGCCTATTGGGATGGCAGCCAGATGGTGGTCAACGCCGACATGCCGCAAGACCCGGTCTACAACTTTCATCGCGGCAACATCATCAGCCTCAAATACCAGGGCGTGCGCAAACGGGATCGGCATACGCGGGCGATGGTCAGTTGGGACAACCCCGACAACAGCTTTGAGACCGAGCAGGAGCCGGTGTTTGTCGAAGACGGCATCGCCAAGTTCGGAATTCAGGATTTGCCGCTGGGCGCGGTGGGTTGCACCAGTCGCGGGCAGGCGCAGCGGGCGGGGATGTTTGCGTTGGTCAGTGAGCAAACGCAGACACGCCCGGCGACGGTGCGCGTCGGCCTGGATGGGCAGATACCGAGACCGGGGCAGTTGATTCGCCTGAGTGATGAGCTGCTGGCGGGTCGGGCCAATGGTGGGCGGGTGTCGGCGGTGGCGGGGCGGGTGGTGACATTGGATCGGGATGTGGAGATTCCTTCTGGATCACGCTTGATCTGCAACCAGCCCAGTGGAGCGTCCGAGTCGCGATTGATTACGCGGGTGGAGGGGCGTGCGGTGACGGTTGCCGCCGAGTACAGCGAGGTGCTGCTGCCGGAGTGCGGTTGGGTGATTGACGCTGATGACCTGGCGACCCTGCAATTCAAAGTGCTGAGCATCACGCGACCGGAGTGGCAGCAGTTCCAGTTCACGCTGATCCAGCATGAACCGGGCAAATACGATGCGGTGGATTACGCGAGCAAGATCGACCCATCACCGGTGACCGTGATCCCGCCCGGCGTGCAGGCGCCGCCCAGTTCGGTACTGATCACGCAAAGCATTTCCACCCAGCAAGGGCTGGCGGTGACCACCATGACCATCGCCTGGCACGCCGCTGAATACGCGGTGGGCTATGACGTGGAGTGGCGGCGGGGCGCCGGGGACTGGGTGCGGATTCCGCGCACCGGAGAACTGTTGGTGGATGTAGTAGGCGTGTACTCCGGCCAGTACCTGGCGCGGGTGCGGGCGGTGAATGTGCTGGATGTGGCCTCCATACCGGCCAGCTCGGTGTTGACCACCATTGAGGGCAAGATCACGCCGCCGTCTTCGGTGGCGTTTTTGCGTACGCAAGGCAAGTTGTTTGGGATTGGCTTGCAGTGGGGCTTTCCTGCTGGGGCTGAGGATACACAGCGCACAGAGGTTTGGTCCTCGCAGGTGCCCGCGTTTGAAAGTGCACAGAAACTCGGTGACTTCGCTTATCCGCAGGCTGCGCATGACTTGCAGGGGCTGGCGGCGGGGGCACGGTTCTACTTCTGGGCGCGGCTCGTGGATCGCACTGGCAATGTCGGGCCCTGGTATCCCGTTGGCAATGGTCTGGCCGGGCAAGCCAGCGCCGAGGCCGGGCCGATTCTGGAACTGATCGCGGGGCAGATTGGCGCGAGCCAGCTTGGTCAGGAGTTGCTGGGTGAGATTGGACTGATTACTGGCGATGGGCCTGGCTCAGTCAACGACCGGCTGGAAAAGACCCGAGAAGAACTGAAAGAACTCTTCAGCGAGGTGAGCGATGCCTTGGCGTATGACGAAACCAAGGCCTATGCAGCGGGGGAGATTGTTCGCCTGGGTAGCCGCCTGTTCCAAGCCAGAGAACCGGTTCAAGGCGTGGCCCCACCCGATCCCGAATACTGGCTGGACATCGGCACCGTCGCCGAGACCGCTGATGCACTGGCCTATCAGGTTGAGGCGAACTCCAGCAGCATCGAACAGCAGGGCGAGCAACTCATCGCCCAAGCCCATCAACTGAATACCGTCGTCGCCGCGGTGGATGATGCAGTGGCTTCGGTGCAGCAGGTCAGCCAAGCCCTGGCCAGCACCGATGACAAGCTCCAGGCCATGTGGGCGGTGAAGATGGAGCTGAATCAGGACGGGCAGTATGTGGCTGCCGGGTTTGGGTTAGGCATCGAGAACACAGGCGCCGGGTTGCAGAGCCAGTTTCTGGTCAGCGCCGACCGCTTCGCCATGGTGACCACCCTCGCTGGTGGGCAGGTGTTCACGCCGTTTGTGGTGCAGAACGGGCAGATGTTTATCAACCAGGCGCTGATTCAAGACGGCTCCATCAGCAACCTGAAAATTGGCGACTACCTGCAATCCAACGACTACATCGCAGGCACGCAGGGCTGGCGACTCGACAAGACCGGCGTGATCGAATTCAACGGCCCGGTAGCCGGAGGCGGGCGCCTGAGCATCAACAACCGCGTGGTGCAGGTGTACGACATCAACGGCACTTTGCGGGTACGCCTGGGGATCTGGGGCTGAACCATGCCTGCCGGATTACAAGTCTGGGACGCCAACGGCGCATTGATTCTGGACACCTCCACCCGCGTCGGAACCCTGATCGGCAGCGTCAATACCGGCGCGGTCAATGGCGCGATAGCCGTGTCGCTGATCGGTGAGCCGCTGTTCTTCGTCAAGCAACTAAGCTTCCCGCTCTACACCGTGTACATCTTCCCGAACGTCTCGATAGCGGGCGGGGTACTCAGCTGGGTCTACCCGCCGCCGTTCAACCCTTACCAAGCCAACGTGGCCGTGAGGATCTTTTATGGTTTCTACTGATGCCAGCCGGCCTGCAAGCCTTTAACGACTACGGCACCGCCCAGATCACCGGCGAAGAAATCTGCCTCAGCCTCATCAACAAATTCGCCGTCACCCTGACCCCGCGCTACACCAGCGGCCAGCAGCTCTACTTCGCTGCTAACCTCACGGTGCCGCTGGACGCAGTGATGCTGATGGGCGACACCAGCGGCGCCTACGTCAACGTCTTTTTCGACCCACGATACGACGGCTCCTACGTGCAACTCACCAGCCACGCGGGCGTCACGGTGACGCTCTACCTGTTCGCTGCCGCCCCAGTCGTTGCGTCCACGGCGGGGTTACAAGTGTTCGGCAGCGACCAGCGATTGCTGTTCGACGCGTCACACAAAATCCTCCGGCCGATCCATGCCAACCCCATGCTCTCACCGGAATACCTACTGCCGGTGGGCAATAGCAGGGCATACGCCGCCGCGCTGACCTACACACGGGTGCATTTCTACAACGAGTTCAACGACAACATCGACGGCACCACGTACGACTCCGCCAGCATCGGCCCCGGCTACGTGCGACGCGGCGCGTTGATGGACATCAACCTCTGGGGCCAGAACCTGTTCCGCTTCTTCACCTACACCGAAGTCACGCCGCTACGGCTGACACCCCCAACCCTGCTGGTGGCGGACGTGACGCACTACTGAGGGCTAACGAGATGAACATCACCGAGCAACAGTTGCAGCAAATATTCCCCAACGCCCGCGAACAAGCGGGCGTTTTTGTGTCGGTGCTGAATGACGCCATGGGGCGGCGAGAGATCAATACGCGGCAACGGCAGGCGGCGTTCCTGGCGCAGATTGGGCATGAGTCGGGGCAGCTGCGGTATGTGCGGGAGCGGGGGAGTGATCGGTATCTGAGCCGGTATGACACCGGGGCGCTGGCGAGGCTGCTGGGCAATACGCCGGAAGCGGATGGTGATGGTCAGCGGTATCGGGGGCGGGGGCTGATTCAGATTACGGGCAGACGTAACTACCTCAAATGCAGTCTGGCGCTGTTTGAAGATTTACGTTTGCTTAAGCAGCCTGAATTGCTGGAACAGCCGCAATGGGCAGCTGAGTCTGCCGCTTGGTACTGGTGGGCGAATGGGTTGAATGCGCTGGCGGATCAGGATGATTTCGTCGGTATTACCCGGCGCATCAACGGCGGCACGAATGGTCTGGAGGCGCGTATCGAGTTGTGGATCTGGGCGAGGGCGGTGTTGTGCTGAATGTGCGTGTCGCGGTTCTTGTCGCTTTGTTTATCGCCGGTGCTGCTGGTGGTTGGCAAATCCAGGCTTGGCGGTATGAGCGGCAATTGAGTGATCAAGCACGGCTCCATGCTGAAACGCTCAAAGAGTTGGCCTTCGCCTCCGCGTCACAACAGCGTAGCGAGGTCGACAAACGCTACGCCCTGGAGCGGCGCCTGCAAGCCAGTGACCAAACCCATCAGAGGGCTTTGACCGATGCCAAACAACGCCAAGCTCGCCTTATGGATCGCCTGGCTACCGCTGATTTGCGGCTGTCAGTCATCCTCGCCCAGCCGCCCTTTGCCGGAGGTGATGCAGTGCCTGCCACCACCGGCACCGGCGGCGTGGTTTATGGAGGTGAGAGAGCCGAACTTGACCGAGCGTTTGCTCAACGAATTGTCAGGATCGCCGAGGAGGGGGATGAGGGATTGATTGCGTTGGCAGCATGTCAGGGATACGCCAGATCTGTTTCTATTCTCGAATAAGGCTCGTGAGAGTTTCTCTGCATTCAATGTTAATGATTAATTGGGTGCTTATTACCAGTCCTCGTGGAGAGTTCTAATCTCCAACGGTGTGAGGCGGAACTGCCAGCCGAATTGGCGCTGAACGCTGTGAACTTTTACATGGCATTGGTTGCAAAGAGATATCAGATCCAGATCGTTCTCACATCCAAATCGGTCGTAAGCTATATGGTGGACACATTGGGCCATTTCTGTGCAGGCTTGACAGATACCACTATCTCTTTTCAGAATTCTTGAGCGGGTTCGATACCATTCGTCTGAAGTGTAGTATGTGCCGAATCTGGAGTTGTCTTGAAATTTTATCTCGTTGTTCCAGATTTTGTTTTGTGTATCAGTTTTATATTTTTTATAAGCGGCTCGCCATTCTGAACCGAGTTTTTCAGCCCAGCGGGAATATGCTATCTCAAGGTTTTTTTTCTTGGTTTCATCGAAAATAGGTAGCGATTCTACATGTGCTACCAGTTTTTTTGATACCGTATTTATGTGGTGCCCGCAATCTTCGCATTGCGAAACTATAGCAATGTTACCGTCATTATATATTCTTCTAGTGAGCCTTGAACTGGTGTGGCTGCATTCGCCCGGGGTGTGTGGGCGAGGGTTTTCTAGTTCATAGACTTGTCGAAATGTTGAGTCGTCGAATTTCGGAACTTCACTGCCTTCATTCATAGCCTCCGAGAATACTTTATATCGTGCATCCGCCCATCTGGAGTGTTCTTCCTGAATCTGTATTACGAATTGTGTGTCAAAAGGTTCAACAGCACTCCAGTCAGCAACCGAGTCTTTTCGATGGCTTCGTGTTTGTATACCGCAGGTAGCACACTGTGAAACCAGTTGACTGGTGCCATTCTCATAGCAGCGTAATCTCAAACTAACCTTAGGGTGATTACAGGGGCCTGGCTTGAATGGCTCTGGGTTTTCTCTCTCGAAAATTTCTAAGGCTTGTTCTGGACCACTTACGAATACATCGTAGTCACGAGGAGCTAATGGGAAGTGATCTTTCAGATCTTTCATTTCTTTACTGAGAACATTAGATCTATTTTGAATCGCAATGCGGTCTGCTGGGGTCGTTGCCTCAGCGTATGCTAAAGAAAGATCAAGCTCTTTCATTTTTAGATCGCGCATTTGACGCAGATAGTCATCAAATGCGTATGCATCTAACTGAGAGTCCATTCTTGAATCCTAGTCGTCTTTACGAAATTAAATGCTTCATGGCACGCTTAGTTTAATCGGAGGAAAAATTAACTGTAACGATGCGGCGAAGCTAATTTTTTATGTTACAGCCTGCAACGGCCGTACGCGAACCGACAGCTAGATAACTATTGAAGGAGAGCGATCAATCCGGATGCAGCAACATCCCGACTGACCGCCAAACTCGCAGACCAAGCCTGCAAGTCCAGCCAAGGCTCCCCGCTTTGCGCGCAAAGCACAGCGAGCCTAGCACCTGTTTCTGCACACAGAGAAGGCTTGCACATGACCACCCCAATCATCCCTTGGATGGGCGGCAAACGCCACCTGGCCGACCGCCTCATCCCGCTATTCCCACCCCACGAGTGCTACGTCGAAGTCTTCGCCGGCAGCGCTGCCTTGTTCTTCCTCCGCCCCCAACCCGCACCTGTTGAAGTCCTCAACGACATCAACGGCGACCTGGTATGCCTGTACCGCGTCGTACAGAATCACTTGGAAGAGTTCGTCCGCCAATTCAAGTGGGCGCTCAGCTCACGGCAGGTATTCGAGTGGCAAAAGATGACCCGCCCGGAAACCCTCACCGACATCCAACGTGCGGCCCGATTCTTCTACCTCCAACACCATGCGTTCGCTGCCAAAGTCTCCGGCCAGACCTTCGGTACGGCGACAACAGCGGCGCCGATCAATCTGTTACGGATCGAGGAGAACCTTTCCGCCGCATGGCAGCGGCTGGCCGGAACCTACGTGGAAAACCTGCCATGGCTCGACTGCGTCCAACGCTACGACCGGCCACATACCTTTCACTACATGGACCCACCGTACTGGAAGGTCGCAGGCTACGGTGTCGATTTTCCCTTTGATCAATACGAGCAGATGGCCGAATTCATGCGCCAGTGCGAGGGGAGGGTGATGGTCAGTATCAACGACCACCCGGATATCCGGCGGGTATTTGATGGTTTTCACTTTGAGACGCTGGATGTTCGATACACCTCAGCTAACCAGCGCCAGGCGACGACAGAACCGAGCGGTGAACTGGTGATCATGAGCTGGGAGCCTGAGGTGCTGGGTGGCTTGTTTTGAACCAAGCACAAATCGGATAGCCGCTCTGTGGCGACACGGCTATCCGGGCTGGGTTGCTGTCAGTTTGCAGATGGGCTTTCTCGCTCCAGCACCATGTCGATCAGGAGCCGAGCGTTCTCAACCAGTTGAACGACGCCAAAGGCTTGCTGACGTTGTGCGTCATCCAGCTCGAAGATGCATTTGTAGGCGAGCGCGGTTGCTGATTGGAGAAACTCACTGGCGTGAACGAGCGCTTTTTCGGTGGTGATATCCGGGCGGATGTTGAAAAGGCCCTGTGAGGTATCTGCGTTATCGTCAATGGGATTCATACGCGAACCTCCCGTTGCGGGTGGCGGTTTTTAACGCGGGTGGGCGGGTATTTCAGTCGATTGAATTGGCTGACTGAAAATTCCGATATGTGTAACGAAGTATTGATTAGACGTAATGGGCGGCGCCCTGGCGTGAAAGGGGGATAAGTCATCTCCATACCCTCGGACAATGATAACCCTGTCACCCGCCGTTCTGACACGGGATGGGTGGCAGACCGTACGGGGGTCAGAAAACCGGCGTCCGAGGGAACCGGCCAGGCCGAAGCCTGCCCCGCACGGCCCGCCATAGCAATGCAGCGGCAAGATGCTGGTGCATCTGTCTGCTAGAGAAGGGCGTTACCGCGCTTCGGACGTTCGGGGTTCTGACTCCCGGTCACAGGATGGCTGTGACGTTGGAAAGCGTACCGTGGTGAGAAGGATGGGATCAAGTGGCTTGGTTGTTGGCTGTTTTTGGGCGCCAGCAGACGGCTAAAAAGTGCAGAATCCAGCTAAATGCAGATATTGCCCCGATGCAAGAGACGAGGAATATAGGTCGCATTAGATAAGCGACAATGCTGGACGGCATGATGGCACTCCGCTAGTCTGCTATCAACAACTCAGCGAATCATTCAGGATCGATAATGGAATATCTTACACACATATTTACGTTTCTAGCTGGTCTGGGTGCAGGTTGGACCGCGAAAATTGTAGTCAGTAAAATTCAAATGAATAACTCTCAATCCAGAGAGACAGTGCAAAGTAATAATACTGTCCATGGAGATATGTCGGCTGGCGACATGAATAAAAATAATCGGCAGTAAGTAACGTGTCTGATCAGTCAAATAACATCGTACATGGCGACATGGCAGCGAGAGATATCAATAAACTCAATATTGATATGCGCCAAGGTACTACTCTAAATGAGTTGACTTTGCTCTATGCACGTCTTCGTGCGGCAGAAGTTGATGAAAAGGATGGCAGTGGCTTCTGCGATAAACTCAACCATTATTTAGCCACCCCTACCGAAGGTGATGTCCGAGGCCTTGAAGCGAAGCTCCGAGAAAGCGGACGAACTGATCAGCTTTATTTTGCGATGAGTCAAAAAGAACAAGCAGCCAAGATGGTGATGCGGCAGCAGTCTTCTAGAGTAGCGCAGAGAATTTACACAATTTTATTGGACGAACTCCACACAAATTACATGCTGGCAGTAACGCCTGTCATAGAGTCGGGTGGGGACCGAGTGGTAGTAGATGCTGCAATCAATCGTATCCTTCATAATATATGTTCGATGCTCGGTGAAAATTTCTTGGAAATTTCAGTCAAAGACTTATTAGGTTTGCTGTATTTTCTTGGGGGTAATTGTCATATAAGGTGGGACAAATATGCTGATTTACCATCCAGCCTATGATGCATATCATTGCGTATTTCGAATGCTATCAATTTTGTCCGTAATTCCGAGCCTGGAGTACGACAAGGCTAGGTTACTCGACTTTTATCTGACTTTTCCTTCTGCGGTTCAAGGAATTACGCTCCCGAAAACGTTAACTTACGGAAAGCGTTTAGCTAAGAAGTTTGAGAATGTCTATCACGATCCGTTTGATCCGTCATTTATATTCAAGGATATGCGTGCCATTCAAATTTCGGCCGTTGGATGTTTGGTGGCGTCAGGAATAGTAAATCGGGCAAGCTATGATGATGGCATTATATTGCGAACAGACGTGAAGCTACCTGTTTCGTTAGAGGCTAGAATTTCAGGTTTTTTAGCAAGTCGTCCCGAAATAGGGGATTTCATCCTACGGGACCTAGCGATGCTTCCCTTGAGAGGTGTCAACGGTTTAAAGCACAGAACAGGCTTGTTGGAGTATAAGTATGACATATCTTAAGCCTACACTCAGTGTGCGTAGATTGTTAGTAATGCAAGGGGGGCATCGCGCTTTTGATTGCGACTTTCATGATGGGGTCAATATTATCAGGGGCCGTAATAGCTCTGGCAAGACTACCATAATGGATCTTCTTGCTTATTCATTAGGGGCTGAGAATATTCGGTGGAAGCCAGAAGCGCTGATGTGTTCGGCGACGATGGTTGAGGTACATTTAAATGGGGTGTCTGCTACTCTGCTGAGAGACATCGAACCCGAAAGTCAGCGCCCGTTGAACATTTTTTGGGGAGGTATTGAATCTGCACTTACTGCTGGGGTAAATAAATGGGAGCGCTATCCATTTCGCCGCTCTGAGCAAAAAATCAGTTTTTCTCAAGCTCTCTTTTCGGCTTTGGAAATACCGCAAGCACAGGGTGCTGCTGCATCAAACTTAACAATGCACCAATTATTACGTGTTTTGTATGCAGATCAGCCTTCAGTACATAGTCCTATATTTAGAGTTGATAGTTTTGATAGCGCTTTAACAAGGGATATGGTTGGCGGCTATCTTTGTGGTGTATCTGATGACAATTTGTATGCTGCTCAATTAGAGGTTCGGGAGGTTGGCAAGACGCTTGATAAAGTAGTTGGCGAGCTTCGCGGTATATTTAATGTGCTCGGGCGGTCCGGCCAAACACCTGATATTGAAGCATCCAGAAGCAGAATCCCAGAATTGGAAGCCGAACGGCAAAAATTGACTGAGTATATCGTCAGCTTAAAAGGTGAGCGCTCACTATCAAAGAAAGAGGCTAATGCGGCCTCTGCAAAAGTCGATGGAATACGCAGTCGGCTAAATTCTGCAAATAAATATGAATCAGTTCTGAAGGATGGTTTGGTTAAGCTGAATTTGGAAATTGCTGATTCTAAGTTGTTTCTGAAGGAGCTTGAGGCAAGATTGTCTGGTTTAGAAGATTCAAAAGAAACTCGAAGTTATTTTGGAGCTTTGTCGTTTTTATTTTGCCCTAGCTGTTTGACGGAGTTAAAAGCTCACGCTTCCGAATCGCATGATTGCCACTTATGTAAGCATGAGCTGACCGAAGGTGCTAGCGACTCCAATATATTGAGGATGCGAAACGAGCTATCTATACAAATTAAAGAATCATCGATGCTTCTCCATGTAAAAGAAGAGGAGGCTGCTAAGCTTTCGCGAGATATTCCTTTGGCTGTGGAGGCTGTCAAGCGACTAGAGGTAGAATATGCTTCTATGTCTTCTCACTGGTCGAGTAATGTTGAGACGCTCCTTGAGGACTCGGCTCGACGGCTAGGTGCATTGGATGAGGAAATAAAGCAAGCTTATGAGGATCAGAAGCTTTACGCTGTTATTTCTGAGTTACAAAAGAGTCGGAGCGAGTTGACTGCTAAAATAGAAAGTCTTAATGATCTGATTGTTAGTTTGGAAAGGAAGCAAGAGAGCCGTAAAAGAGAAGTGTCGGCTAAGCTTTCTGAAAATATGGTCGCGCTGCTTAAGAAAGATCTTCATCTGCAGCCTGAGTTTATAAAAGCTAGTACGGTTGATTTCAGCTTTATTGATAACACCGTTTTGGTTAATGGGTCACGAAATTTTTCGGAAAGCTCCGCAGTCGTACTGCGGCATGTATTTCACTTGGCCTTGCTCAAGACAAGTACAGAGTTGCCATATATGCGAGTCCCTCGTTTTATGATGCTAGATGGAATTGATGATGGAGGAATGGAAAGAGAGCGAAGCCATAATCTTCAGTCCTTAATAGTGTCCGAGTGTGAGAGGATTGAGGTTCCGTTCCAAGTGATTTATGCGACGTCTGAGATCAATCCGGAGCTCCAGGATGGTAAGCTAGTTGTTGGACGTTATTTTAATCCGGAATCTCGATCTCTTAATGTGCTAGATCCAATCATTGCGTGACTTATTGATTGAGATTGCTTAATTATTCAGAGTGTTCATAAGTGAAATGGCTTAGGTTTATAGTTGCTGTTGTTTATCGTGTGGAATAACTCTGTAGCCGAAAACGGGTCATATTTTAGTATTCCAGAGTGCTGTTTATCTTGAGTTGTAGGCGCTCTGGAATACTTTTGCATCAGTTCATTCGTTCTGGCTCGCCAATACTCTTCAATAGTGCGTTGTATTGGGCGGCATCAGCTGCATAAATTTTGTCTAATACGTAGTTTGCTACTTTGGCAATCTCGGGGATCTCTACTGGCTTAAAGCTTCTGTCTGGAACAGCTTCCAAGTGAGAGAACTCATTGTTTAGTCGATTAACAAGAGCGACGGCCGTATCTTCATCTTCTCCAAAAAATTTTCTTATCCGTTCAAATGCGTCGCTTCTGTCGTCATGATGCGGGTACTTAAAGAATAGAAAGGCTTCAAGGAACTTCCGCAAGTTATTGCCGAAGCCAAAGAATGGTTCGTGGCTAGCTTGTGCTGCGGCTTGGTCTTTACACTTGTAGATCTGATGAAACAAGTAATGAAACTCTGTGATATAGTCTTTGAGGTAAGAGGGCATGAGAAGGATATTACTTGCTGCGCCGTTGCGCTCAATCATGAAATGCTCATGATCGGAAACGCTCTTGGTCTTACCTTCGCCCGCAGGTATTTTCTTTGTTGGAATGGATAGTCGCTTAAGATATTTCAAAAAGTCTAAGTTGTGCGTAGAAATAAAAAGTTGCTTGTAACGATAGCTATTCGAGTTGTCTGCCTTTTTTATTGGCTTGGTGATCAAGCTTTCAATTAGACTGAACATGAAAAATATATGGTTGCTGTCCAAGCTTGAGATTGGGTCGTCAATGTAAATTATAAGTTCTTTGCCCTTGCTTTCTGGTTCGTCTAGTTTTGCAATAAAATAGCAGAATGCAATCAAGCTGCACTCGCCTTCGCTTAAGTTGTACGCAGCTTTGCCGTCGCGTGTAATCTCAAATTTAACGGTTACCTTGTCAGCATGGTCACGGGGTTCGAGCTTGAGGCCGTCATGGCCGAAGAAGTTGTTGAGCAGGGAGTTGACTCGCTCTGCCCCTTTTCGCTCATCTTTCTGCTTGGCTCTTAATATTTGAACTTTTGCCTGGGCGTCACGAATCTCTTTTTCTGCGGATGTATATGCAGTGCTTGCAGTATCAGCTTTTGCCTTGAAGGTCGCTATACGGGTGAGTTCCTGTTCATAGGTTATCGCGTCCGCAAATGCAAATACGTCCGTTAGCCGAAGTGCATCTCTCGCGGCAGTCTTGTCTTTTTCCAGTGTCTTTGTTTTGCCATTGTTTGTTGCAATCAAAATATTGATGGCATCTACATGTTTCTGGATTTCTTTCGGGTCGTGCAGTGGCTGAGGCAGCTTCACAGAAAGGAATGGATTGTTTTTCCGTGATTCCAGCGATCTCTTGAGCGCTTCCACATCACTCTTATAGACACCCAATGCTTCGGCAAGCGCCTGGTTGCTCACGTTAAACGCAGAACGTTCCTCGGTGTAAAATTGATCGCTTCTCAACGAGACGAAAGCATAGATGGCGGTAATCTCGCAATTGACCGAGACTATGGCCTTTTCCAACGCGGTTTCAAGAACACTGGATTCTTTGCTGAAATGCTCGTCGAGCTTCTGCCAGACGTCATGAGGCAAGCTCTGGCCGCAGAAGGCGCAGGTTTCGCGTTTATCGCGATGGTGGGCGATACCTTCTTTGACCCAGAGTTGCAATACACTGTCGTTGAGGAGTTCTTGAATGGGTTTGGTCGGCGTGATCACTTTGGACAGAATTGGCTCGGCTTGGCCTCTCAGGGAATCAAACTGTAGGGCAATGCCAAGTGTGTCAGTAATGTCAGGCAAAGCTTCTTGCTTGAGCAGCGCAAGCTTTCCAGCTTGCTCCTGAAGCGTCAGCGGAACGAATTCAGTTTTTTTAGTGGCAGCAATGTCACGTCTGATGTGGTCGATGTTGTAAACGGGAACCCCGTACTGGAAGTTCTTCTTGATTTTGTCAGCCGCATGCGTGCGCAGCTTGCCTTCCAATGCAGTTACAGTGGTGTCGTGGTTGATCTTGGTGAGGTCGCGCTGTTTTCTCGTTGCCTCAAGGTCGAAGTAAAGACCAGTCTTGGATTCAACGCTTCCCAGCTTAGCCTCGATGGCAGCAATGGCATCGTCGATCTCTTTGTTCTGCTCACCGACTATGGCGAAGGTCTTGATCTCGCCGCCATCCTGATTGACCAAAAAGCTGAGGTTATCAGTCACAAAATCGCGGTTGTAGACTCTTACGTCGTAGTTGTGAGTCAGTAGGTCCGAGCATGTGACTACGCCTTTGTCGCCCGTAACGGTGAAGGACGAGCCAACGTAGTTCAATGGCAGTCTATGAGTCTCCAGTGCGCGAAAGACACGAGAAAGGGTCGTCTTTCCCGAGTAGTTGCGCCCGTAGAGAATATTCAGACGCTGGAAGATCTTCACGTTCTTCCCGTTGTCCCTAACGGCTTTCTTCCACTCAAGTCCGGAAAAGCTACCAAAGTTTGCGATGTCTATCTGATTGATCATTGATCCATTCCTACCCTGGTGGACTTTCAGATGCGTACGACAGATTGATGCTTCATTTTCCGAAGAGCGTTCTATACCAGATTTTGCACGTGGCCGCTGCTGGCCGTAAATTTTGCTGCCAGCCATTTACTAGCAAGAAACGGGGCCGTTCAGGCGGCATGTCCCCATTAATTGAGAGACAGTCGTGCCAACGAAGACTTAGGGCATTCCTAGGGCAAACCCGAGGCCTTTCTAGGCATTCCCACACCATGCTAAAATCCAAAACCACCGAGATAGACGGCCTGAAGCGGCCTCGGGGGCCGCTTCAAAGCGTTCGAATCCCTATCTCTCCGCCATTACATAGAAAAAGCCCCGTAGCCGAATAAGCTACGGGGTTTTTTCGTTTTGGAATGTAATCGTTCCTTCTCTGTGGCCAGCAAGCCTTCAAGCTTGACCCTA